AGGTGGTGGAGGTGGTGGTTCAGGAGCAACAGCTCCAAATCAACCTCCAGGATCTATTACAGCAGGACAAGACGGAGGTTCTGGTGGTGGTGGATCAAATGCAACTCCAAGAGCTGGAGGATCTGGAACTACATGTCAAGGAAATCCTGGTGGTGCTGGACTACCTTGTGCTGCTTCTGGTGGTGGCGGTGGAGCTGGAGCTGCAGGAAGCACTGCGCCTTCTGGTACAGTAGGTGGAGCTGGTGGAGTTGGAAAAGTATCTGGAGCAACAGGATGTACGTATGCTGGTGGTGGAGGTGGTGGAGCTTCTGGAACTGCTGGATCAGGTGGTTCAGGTGGTGGTGGAGCTGGTTCACAGGGAGATGCTGGAGCTAAAGCAACAGCAGGTACTGCAAACACTGGCGGTGGTGGTGGCGGTGGAACAGGAGCAAATTGTTGTAGTGGAAATAATGGTGGATCAGGAATTGTAGCAGTAAAACAATTAAACAAAGCAAGTGGTGTGTGGTCAATGCAAAGTCAATTTCAAGCACAACAAGGTGGAACTTGGCCAGATGGAACTATTATAGTAGGTGTTCCAGGAATTAGATTTTTAGTTGTTGGTGGTGGTGCCGGCGGCGGTGGTGGAGGTGGCGGTGGTGCCGGTGGTTATCGTGCTGCTGGTTTTGGACCAAGTCCATTACAATTTCCTGGAGGAATATCATTAAATAAATCTCCAACAGGATTCACTACAAACATTACTGTTGGTGCTGGAGGAGGTCCTGACGCTAAAGGTAATGATAGTATTTTAAATCCAGGTGGAGTTGAAGGTGTTGATATGATCACTGGATCAGCTGGTGGTGCAGGAGGTGGTGCACCTAATAAATCCCCTGGCTCAATTACTAATAGAGATGGTGGGTCAGGAGGTGGAGAAAGTAATGTTCACGCTAATAGAGTTGGAGCAGGAAACACTCCTCCAGTTAGTCCACCACAAGGAAATTCTGGTGGAACTGCAAGCTCACCTAATGGTTCTGGTGGAGGTGGTGGAGCAACAGCATCCGGATCTAATGGACCTGGTGGTAGCGGTGGATCTGGTGGAGCTGGTGCACCTAATTTAATTAACTGTGGTGGAACACCTTTTTCTGTAACTACTTTCGCAGGTGGTGGTGGTGGAACAGGACCAAGCAGTGGTGCAGGTGGTGGTCCAGGTGGTGGTGGAGGTGGTGCGCCTGGAGGTGGAACTGATGGTACTGTAAACACTGGTGGTGGCGGTGGTGGTGGTTGGTCAGCAGCAGCTGGAGACGGAGGTTCTGGAGTTGTTGTAGTTAGAGGACCAAGTGCTTTAACATTTGCAGTCACTCCTGGTACAAACGCAACTGCAACTCACCCTGGCGGAGACAAAATAGCAACCTTTACAGTTTCAGGAACATTGACAATATCATAAGGGATGTTATATTAAGTTTATAAAGATATATGAACTTAACTAATTATTACTGGTACTTTCAATCAGCAGTTCCGCATAGAATTTGTGATGATATTGCTAAATACGGAAAATCTTTACAAGATCAAATGGCAGTAACTGGTGGTTATGGTGGTGGAAAAAAATTAAATCAAAAACAAATTAAAAATTTAAAAAAGAAAAGAGATTCTAATATTGTTTGGATGAATGATAGATGGATCTACAAAGAAATACAACCTTATATTCATCAAGCAAATGCAAATGCGGGTTGGAATTTTCAATGGGACTTTAGTGAGTCTTGTCAGTTTACAAAATATGTAAAAGGACAATATTATGATTGGCATTGTGATAGTTGGGATAAACCTTATTTTAGACAAGATAATCCTCAGGATCCTAGTAATGGTAAAATAAGAAAACTTTCTGTCACAGTAACTCTTTCTGATCCTAAAGAATATAAAGGTGGTGAACTGGAGTTTGATTTTAGAAATCTTGATCCTGATAAAAAACCTAACATACGTAAATGTAAAGAAATATTACCTAAAGGATCTTTAGTTGTATTTCCTTCTTTTGTATGGCATAGAGTGTGTCCAGTAAAAAGTGGGGAAAGAAAAAGTTTGGTTATCTGGAATTTAGGATGGCCATTTAAATAAAGGAAAAATATGAAAAAGAAAAAAGTTAAAATTAGAAGACAAAAAATAAAAAAAGAAGTTGTAAGTTATCCTCAAAAATTACAACTAGAAGAATTTTTTAAATGTCCTATATGGTTTGCAGATGCACCAAAATTTGTAGATAGTTTAAACAAAGCATCAGATTCATATATTGAAGCATCAAAAAAAAATTTAAAACCAACTATTGATAAACGTAATAAAAAGTTTGGTGACAAAGGTGATATGGGTCATGTATTTCATTCTACATCATTAATAGGTGATCCTAATTTTTTAGAATTACAAAATTATATAGGTGCAACTGCACATAATTTATTAGGTGAGATGGGTTTTGATTTAACTAATTATCAAGTATTTACTACAGAATTATGGGTACAAGAGTTTGCTAAAAAAGGTGGTGGACACCACACATTACATACACATTGGAATGGTCATATATCTGGTTTTTATTTTTTAAAAGCAGATGAGTCTACATCATTGCCAATGTTTGAAGATCCAAGACCAGGCAATGTTATGAATTTGTTACCAGAAAAAGATAAGACAAAAGTAACTTACGCATCTTCACAAATTAATTACCAAGTTAAACCAGGTAGAATGATGTTTTTTCCATCATACCTACCTCATCAGTACATTGTAGATATGGGTTATAATCCATTTAGATTTATACATTGGAACTGCCAAGCAATACCAAAAGGAGTATTAAATGTCGTTTAAAAAGAATAAATACACAGTATTAAAACAAGCCATTTCACCTGAAATTGCAGAATTTGTTTATAAATATTTTTTAAATAAAAGAAATGTTGCAAGATTTTTATTTGATAACAAATACATTTCACCGTTTACAGAATACTTTGGTGTGTGGAATGATTCACAAGTTCCTAATACTTATTCACATTATTCTGATATTGCTATGGAAACTTTATTAATGGAAGTAAAACCAGTTATGGAAAAACATACTGGCATTAAATTAAGTCCTACATATTCTTACGCAAGAATATATAAAGAAGGCGATGTGTTAGCTAGACACAGTGATAGATACTCTTGTGAAATATCTACAACATTAAACTTAGGTGGTGACCCATGGCCAATATATTTAGATCCAACAGGTAAAAAAGGTCAAGCCGGTATTAAAATAGATCTTAATCCAGGTGACATGTTAATATATTCTGGTTGTGATCTTGAACATTGGAGAGAAGAATTTAAAGGTAAAGATTGTGGACAAGTATTTTTACATTATAACAAAGCTAATTCTAAAACAGCTAAAGAAAACTATTTAGACAAACGACCTTTATTAGGTGTACCTGCTTGGTTTAAAGGTACTAAGTTGACAAAATCTAAAAAATAGTCTATACATTAGGCTTGCAGGGGGATGATCCACCACAGATTCCCTCTGCTTTAAATCTATTGAAATCACCTTTAATCTGATATAACACCTAGTAAACAGGTTTTAATATATGCTACAGAAACTAGGATTTTTACCCGGATTCAATAAACAAGTTACTCCCACTGGAGCTGAATCACAGTGGACTGATGGACAAAATGTACGTTTTAGGTATGGTACACCTGAAAAAATAGGTGGTTGGAGCCAATTAGGAGAGTCTAAATTAACAGGTGTAGCAAGAGGATTACATCATTTTGTTAACTCTGCCTCTACTAAGTTTGCAGCAATAGGAACAAATAGAATTTTATATGCATACTCTGGTGGTGTATTTTATGATATACATCCTTTAGTTAATCCATCAGGTACAGCCCTTACAAATTGTTTTTCTACCACTAATAACTCACCAACTGTTACTATAACATTTTCAGGAACAACAACTTTTCAAGCAGGAGATATTATCTTATTTGGAGATGCTTCTACTTTTTCATCTATAACAAACTCTAATTTTGGAGCAGCTGATTTTGCTGACAAAAAATTTATGGTTACGAGTGTACCAACAAGTTCTAGTATTACAATTACAATGCCTAGTAGTGAAACAGGAAGTGGTGCTACTCTTTCTGGAGGTATAACTTTTTTTCAATACTATCATGTAGGACCAGCTGAACAGTTAGGTGCTTTTGGTTGGGGTATATCACTATGGGGTGGAAACATATTAGGTGCAGCTACAACAACTTTAGATGGAGCCATTGGTAGCACAAGTGGTGGTAATAATGGTTCTGCAACAGAAATAACATTAACTAGTGTTACAGGTTTTCCTTCAAC